GTTGATATGGCCTTTATTTTTGCTGGTGATGACCTATTAGCTTTATATCGTGACGTAGATGAAGTTATCCGTGCAATGGAATCAGATTATTCAAAATATGATAGAACCCAAGGAGCTCATGCCTTACAGTGTTCTTTTGAAGTTGAAGAATTATTTGGTGTCCCTAGTTCAGTGGTGGACGACTTGCGCATAACTTATTCAAAAACACCAGTCTATGAAAATAGGAAACTTAAAGAAACTTTTAAGTGTACAATGCCCTTTCAAAGATTTACTGGTGGCCCTGATACCACTTTTGGCAATTCTGTTAATAATATGGCGGCAGTTGCTTTCTGTCTCCATAAAGGTGGTTGGGATGGTTTATTAAATTTCTCTACCTATGTGGAAACTCTAGGTTTTGAAGCTAAAACAATTCGAACTTCAGTCACACAAGCTACTTTTCTCAAAGGTTGGTGGGTGCCTAATGGTTTAAACTACCAATGGGTACCTCTCCCGTCTCAGATTTTAAAATTGGGCAAAGCTCTCTCAAATCCAAGGTTAATTTTCCCTGAACGAAGTGATTCCAGCGCCTGGGCCTGTTTCGCGAAGGCTGTCGCACAATCTTATGGTTTTGTGACCAGTGATTATCCTATCTTAGGTGTTTTATTACGAAAGTATTTGACACTTACTCCTGAAAAGGTTGATATTGATTTACAACTACGAACATACAAAGTAGTAGTTGACAATATAAATTCGATTGATCGTCCTGCAGCTATAGACATGATCTGTGAAAGATACCACTTAGATCCATCAGACATAGTACGGATAGAACATAAAATCGATACAGCTCCCTTTCCAGGTTTATTAAGAGATCCAGTTCTCTATAATCTACAACAGATAGATTATGGTCCTGGCATCTAGAGAGTTTTGTATGGCTTCATTCAAGAGATGGTTGGTGAATGAAGAAGGGGTGGAACCCAGTGAAAACTTCCAATCTAAAAACGCTTAAATAGTAAGCGCCTAGGCATAACATGTCGTCTCTAAAGCCCAGAGGGGGCACACCTACAAAGGGAGCCCCAAAACCACAGCACCAGACGACTACTGTGAAAAACAAACCTGTCACCACCCGTTCTTCAACTAAACTGGCTGAACACAGCAAAGTTGTTGTTGGGGTTGGTTCAAAATTAGTTGAACCTCCTAGGAAGACTCAAAATAAAGTTCGCAACAATATTAAGAAAGCTCCTGTTTCTAGAACAGGTCCTCATTTCCCTCAAACTCCTGAGAGTAGACCTTTATCTTACAAGGTACCGCCCAAATCAAGTCGAGAAAATCAAATTCAC